GAGTTCTCGGTGATCAACATCTCGACCACCGATGCGGACGACGCCTCTGTCACCACTAACACGGGTTGGACGCTCGTCGGCAGCATGGACATCCACGCTTACAGCGCGGCCGGGTCGCTCAACTCGTCGGCTCGCTTCGGCGCCCGCCGCACGGGCGCAACGGCTTGGACGCTCTACCGCCTGTCGTAACGACTTGAGGGGGTGGGGCACGATTCCCCGCCTCATCCCCTCATAGGAGATCGCATGAAGTCTCTGCCTTGCCTGCTGTATCGCTCACCGGGTCCGCACAAGCTGCCGGGGCTCAATCCGCCCAGCTATGATTATATCGGCGCTGCGACCGAGGAAGAATATCACCGTCATATCGCAAATGGCTGGCTCGAAAGCCGGGATGAGGCAATCGGCAAGGTGGGCGCGGCCAGGGTGACCGAGGCCGCTGACGATATGGCGGATGCGGTTGAGGAAGTCAGCGAACAGACGCGCGACGAGCTTGAGGCGCAGGCCAGGGCTCTCGGCATCCGCTTCAACTGGAAAACGAGCGACAAGGCTCTCGCCGAACGCATCGCAGCAAAGGATGAGCAATGAAGGACGTTCGCCCATTTCAGGCGCTCACCGGTCAGACGACGCGGGTCGATAACGCGGCCACGGCTTCAGACGCGATTGTGCTGCCCGCCACCGCTGACGGCGTTGTCCTGACCAATCGCAGCGCCACGGCATGGGTGTTCTTTGCCGTGACCAGCTACCTCGATCAAGGCAGCGTTCCGACCGGCGACGAGCCCACCGTCACCACCGATATTCCGATCCCTCCATTGGCGCAGATCAGGGTCTATACCGACTTCGGTTTCAAGGTCATTCGACTGATTGCCGATGCGGCCGACAGCTATACCTATGTGACGCCGGGAACGGGGATTTAGGTGGACATCTGGCCGCCCAAAAAGCCAGACGAGACGGTTGCCTATCAGATCGACTGGCGCGACATTCTCGACGCGCCGGGCCCCTATTGTGGCGACACGATCGACACCTATACAATCGTGGCTACAGGAACCGCTGATGTCGGCGTGTATCAGATCAACTGCAACCTGATCACCGTCCTGATCTCGGGTGGCACCAACGCGACGACCACCACCTTCCTGAATACGATCACCACCGTAAACGGGCAGATATTGGAGCGGACCATATCGCTCTATGTCGATGAGGATGCGGTCCCCTATGCGCCTTCGACCGCGACCAAGCGCCTCGTCATCAACATGGCCTATGACGAGGTACGGCTTGCCGTTCCCGAGTTCCAGATAAACCCGAGCGAGTTGAATACCCAGCTTACAAAGCTCGACATGCTGATGGACGAGTGGGCGGTTTCGGGAATATATCTCGGCTATAACGCGCCAAGAGTTCCGGGAACGGGTGATCTTGAGGACGAGATCGGCATTCCCAACGCCGCGCTTCATGCCACGTCGCTCTATCTCGCGCTGCGCATATCGCCGGCCTTTGGCAAGGCACTGAGCGCGGAAACCAAGATTGCGATGGCGCTCTCGCTCTCGAATCTTCGGGGCATGACGCTGCGCATTCCATCCATGCGGCTGCCACGGAACACACCATTGGGTCAGGGCACGCAAAACAATCTCGGCAACTTCATGAATCCGTTCGCGACGGGGCAGGGGTGTTGCTAGATGCAGATCGGCATCCTTTCCGGAATATATGTAGATAGTGATGGGGACTTTCAGGCTTCTTACCCCATCAACCGCGAGCCGGTCATTCTCGATAGCGGCATTTCGAAGGGCTTTCTTCGCGCTTCTCCGGGTGTTGTTTCGCTCGGAACAGGCCCCGGCGCCGATCGCGGCGGCAGGGTCTATCAGGGCGTGCTTTATAGGGTAATGGGCGACGAACTTGTGTCGGTTGCAAGCGATGGCACCACCACGTCTATAGGCATGATCACCGGCACAGATCTGGCGCAGATGGATGCCTCTTTTGATCGCCTCGCCATCAACGCCGACGAAAAGCTCTGGTATCTCTTCGCGGGGAGCCTGCTTCAGGTGACGGACCCCGATCTCGGGCCGGTCATCGATATGCTGTGGGACGATGGCTATTTCATGACGACCGACGGCGAGTTTCTTGTCGTCACAGAATTGCTCGACCCGACATCGGTTGATCCGCTCAAATACGGCTCGTCGGAGGAATATCCGGACCCAATCACCGGCCTCATGAAGGTACATGGTGAGGTTTACGCGCTCAACCGCTATTCGATCGAGAACTTTCAGAACATCGGCGGCACCGGTTTTCCGTACCAGCGCAACACTGGCGCCCTGATCGAAAAGGGGTGTGTCGGGCCGCGCGCCAAGGCTTATATCACGCAAACCTTTGCCTTTGTAGGAGGGGGGATTAACGAAGGCGTGGGCGTCTATTTCGCCGGGCCCGGTACAGCGCTCAAGGTGTCGACCGAGATCATCGACGACATGCTCGCCGAACTGACTGAGGCCGAACTTTACGATCTCAGCGTAGAGTCCCGCACCGACGCCGACGAGCAGCGGCTTATCATCCATCTCCCGACGAAAAGCCTGTGCTATTACGTCAATGCTTCACAGGCGGCGAAAGAGCCGGTCTGGACGATATTGTCCTCGGGAATATTGTTCGATAGCCCCTATCTCCCACGCAATCCGGTTCTCGCCTATGGCAAATGGATCGTTGGAGATTCCGCCGGGCGCCTCGGCTCCTATAGCTATGCTGTATCGACGCAGTGGGATGGGGTGGCCGGATGGCAGTTTGATACGAAGATGCTCTATAACGATTCAGCATGGGCGATCCTTGGCGACCTCGAGCTCGTCGGAACGCCGGGCCGCAACAGCGATATCTTTTTCTCGTGCACCACCGATGGAACGACCTGGGGGCAGGAGACGCAGATATATGGCGGCACGAACGGCCAGCGCGACACCCGTATGGTTATTCGTCCGCGTCGCCGCTTTTCGAACTGGATGGGCTTGAGGTTCCGGGGGGCTGATGAGGGCACAAGCAGCTTTGCGAGGCTGGAGGCCGATATAGAGGCGCTGGGCTGATGGAGCCCGATACCAGACCTTTGACGCGCGCCGATCTGGCGCAGTTTTTCAGGCGCGCCGATGGTACGCCTGATCTGCGCGCCATCATCGCCTTCGAGAACGCGCTGCGCGACATATTGGCGCAGGCTGCCGCGATCAATAACGGGCCGTTTGTCATAACTGTTGCGGATGCGGGCCTTCCGGGCGCCAAGGTGCTAACCGGCTCGGCGAATATCGAGATTAACGATACCACCGACGTTGTTCTCGACCTGACCGATACGGCGGTGACGGCCGACACATATGGCGCTGCGACCATGACGGTATCGTTCACGGTGGACGATAAGGGCCGGATGACATCGGCGGCGGAAGTTGCGCTGGACTTTGCCAACATCGCGGGATTGGCTGGTGTTGCGCAGGGCGGCACGGATATAGCGAGCTACACGACAGGCGATTTTATCTATGCCAGCGACGCGAACACGCTTGCGAAGCTGGCGAACGTCGCGGTCGGGAATGTTCTCTTGTCAGGCGGCGTGGGGGCCGCGTCGGCATGGGGCAAGGTTTCCGCGAGCCATGTAACAGGAGCGACGGGAACGGGCGACTTCGTTCTCGCCACGTCACCCGCGCTGGTGACGCCTGACCTTGGCACGCCATCGGCCGCAGTTCTCACCAACGCAACCGGACTTCCTCTGACAACCGGGGTGGCGGACATATTGCCCGAAGCGAATGGCGGCACCGGGACTGCATCGGCGGGCTTCAACGGTGGGCCTGCGGTTTATACGACGTTCACCTTCGTCAACGGCAAATGCACGGCGGCGAGTTAGGGTTGTAATCTGCCTAAAAAACAGGCATAGTCCACGCCAATCGATCGATAGCGGGGTGCATCGGCCCCAACCATAACATGGTGCTATCGGTTGGGCCTGTTTTCATCCATTGGCAAAGCGCTTGGCGCAGTCGTCGGAACGGCTGTGGGCATCGGCCCCACCGCAGGCGCGGTTATTGGCGGCGGTCTTGGCGGCCTCTCTGACGGCTCTAAATCCAGCAAGCAGAACCAGAACGCGATCACGTCGGCGCAACAGGCGCAGGTCGACGCATCCAACCGGATCATCGACCTTCAGGAGCAGCGCTACGGCGATGCTACCCGCAACCTCAACCCGACGATCGGGGCGGGTAACGCCGCGCTCGACCAGATCAGCGCGCTCCTTGGCCTGCCTCAGTTCAACCCGACGCCGGCCTATGGCTCGCCACTTGGACCGGGGCAGTCCGAAACGCCGTGGGGTATGGGCTATGACAACGGCGCCTATGAGGGCATCGCAGACACGGCTCCCACTGGCGTCGACTGGGCCGCGTTCGTCAACGCCAATCCGGGCTGGAAAGCACAATGGGATGCGCAGACGCCTGACCTCGCGAGCTTCGGCGGCGACATCAACAAGTTCGGCGCGTTCACCTACGCCAATCATCTGAAGAACACGGGGCAGGCGGTCGATTTGTCGCCGTTCCAGATGCAGCAGCAACAGGCTGGCGGCCAGACGGGAACGGTCGATCCCAACCGACAGCAGAGCGCGATCGATGCGCTGAAAGCCTCGCCACTCTATCAATCGCTGTTCGGCAATGGTCGCGATGCCATCCTTGGCGCCAGTTCAGCGACGGGTGGCCTTCGTGGCGGCAACGTCAACGCCGCGCTTGGTGACTTCGGCCGCGACACGCTGGCTCAGGTCATTCAACAGCAGCTCGCCAATCTTGGTGGCATACAGGCGCAGGGACAGTCAGCGGCATCCTCACTGGCGGGGTTCGGCTCGACCAGCGCAAACGCGATCGGCAGTCAGATCAGCGATATAGGCAGCGCACAGGCGGGCGGCATCCTGAACCGTCAGGCCGTCGCGAATGCCAACGACAGTTCGACCGATAATATTCTCGGCTCAATCTTTAATTCGGTCGGCGGCTTATTCGGTGGCGGCGGCAGCGGAGGCACGGCGGGGGCAGTGGCGGAAATGAGCGGATTCCCGTACAATACAGGCATCGCTGGCATGGATAGCGGCGCTGTTTACAACGGGGGCATCAAGTTCTGATGGGCGCTCCTACCGATTATCTAAGCGGCCTTGGTGGTATCCAGAACCTGCCGAATCCGACGCGCGACTTCAACGCGGGCGTCGCGGCCGATGAGGCGCTGCGCACGTCGCAACTTCAGCGGCAGGCGGCGACGCTCCAGCTTCAGCAGCAACAGGTCAAGCAGCAGCGCGATCGGGATTTCCAGAACGACATCGCGAGGCTGAGTGGTGATCCGTCGCCGGGCAGTATCGCGAGCATGATCCGTAAATATCCGGAGTTCGCGACGCAGTTGAAATCGGCGCACGACATTCAGGACGAGGCCAAGAAGGCTTCGGACTTTCGCACGCAGGCGCAGATTTTCAGCGCGGCGTCTAACGGGCGCTTCGATCTCGCGGCCAGCATGTTGAAGGCGCACCGCGACGCTTCGGTTGCGGCCGGCGAGGCTCCCGATCCGACCGATGACGCGATGATCGCCGCGCTCGAAAGTGGAAGCCCCCAAGAGCAGAAACTGGCCATGTCGATGATCGGCGTGTCAATTGCAGCGATCAATCCGAAGAAGTTCGATGAGACTTATAACGCGCTGAACAAGGGGCGAGAGGGCTTCACGCTCAACCCGGGCGATGTGAGGTTTGATGCCGATGGCAACCAGATTGCCAGCGTGGCGCCAAAGCCCGAATATCGCAATGTCGGTGCCGGGGAAACGATTGTTGAGATTGGTGGGGGCGGTGCGGCGCCAACCGGCGCGGCGATCGAATCCGCCGTGCTTGCCGCCGTGCCCGGCGCGGTCGTTACAAGCCGCGCCCGTACACCGGAGAAGAATGCGGAAGTCGGCGGCGTTCCGAACAGTCGCCACCTGACCGGCGAGGCCCGCGATTTCGTGCCGCCCGAAGGTGTTAGCATGGCGGCGTTCGAGCAGTCGGTGCGCGCAGCACTTCCCGGCGGCTTCCGGGTTCTCAACGAGGGAGATCATCTCCACGTCCAGCCTGCGATGCGGGGTGGTGGCGCGCGTGTCGTCGCTCAAGGCGCCCCCAAGCCCGGATATCGCTTCCTGACTGGTCAGGAGAAGGCTGCGCAGGGTCTTCCCGCCAATGTCGCGTTCCAGATTTCCCCAGAGGGCCAGGTCACGGCCCCGAGCGGGCAAGATACCAAGACGCAACAGGCGCGCGCGGTTCCCGTCTCGGCTCAGAAAAGCATCTTGGAAAACCATTCGACAATCCGCGAGATCAAGCGCGCGATCGATCTTGTGAAGGCGCGGCCACAGTCGTTTGGCTACGGCAATAAGCTGACACCTGATTTCATCCTTCAGCGCTCCGACAAAGAGGGCAACGCCGCTCGCGCCGCAGTCGCCAAGATCGGCGGCAAGACCATCCACGACGTTTCGGGCGCTGCGGTCACGCTGTCTGAGGCGCCACGCTTTCAACCCTATGTGCCTGCCCCTGACGGCTCAGACGCATCCGACACGGTTCTGACCAAGCTTGAGCAGATGCTTTCGCTTGCTGAAGGGGATCAGGGCGACCTCGTTCAGGCATACGGACCTGAGAACGGCTATCGCGGCGTGAAGCTGCCTGGCCAAGTCCCCGCGCCGGTTCGCGTTAATACCGCAGCCGAAGCCATGAAGCTCAAGCCTGGCACGCTCTATGTTCGTCCTGATGGTCAGGTGATGCGCCGATGACCGACGCTTGGCCCGGAAGCCCCGTCACGGCTGCCCCAGCGCAGGACGATGGCACCCCCTTTCCTGGAGACCCTGTCACTGCGCCGGTCGAGATGGTGACGGCTCCGGATGGGACAAAGGCCCCCGCCGTCGACCCAGAGAGCGGGCAATCGTTCTTCGGGTGGAACACAAACGATCAGGGCAAGACGATTCCGGCCTATGGTCCGAAGGAGGCGCTCACTGAGCCGTCCGCTATCGACGACATTACCGTAAATCTCGGCAAGGGCGCCCGTAACACCCTGCACGGCGCTGCCGCTTTTGGCGATCTTGTCAGCCTGCCGATCTCGACATTGATGCGCGTTCTCGGAATCGATGTTCAGCCGCTCGCGCAGGGGGCCGATCAGCTTTCCGATAATATGGGGCTTCCGCAGCTTGAGGGAGGCGCCGACGAGCTTTCGCGGGCGATCTACGACGGCGCTATCGCCGGGCTGGGCACGGCGGGCGCGGGCGCTGCGCTGTCGAGCGCGCGCGGGGTGACGGGGGCAATCGGATCGCAGCTTGCCAAGACGCCAGTGGCAGATGCCGTGGCGGGCGGCACAGGCAATGCTGCGGCTGATGTCACGCGACAGGCTGGGGGTGGTCCCATTGCGCAATTCACAGCGGCGCTGACCGGGGGCGGGATAGGGGCACTGGCCAGTCAGGCTCCGCGCGCGGCATCCAGCATGCGGATGGCAAACCGAACGCCGACCGAATATGCGAAAGCGGCCAGCGATCTCGGTATTGATATAGTTCCTGCCGATGCAGGCGGTCCGACGACGCGCCGCCTGAGCGCTGCGGCGGTGCAGGCGCCATTTTCCGCAGCCCCCATTGTTAAGGCCGGTCAGAGGCTTGTCGATCAGGCCAAGGCCGCGCAAGCCAAGATCGCGGGCGCTTTTGCGGAGCCCGGCACGCGCGAAAAAGGCGGGGAGGCGGCACGCAAGGGCGCTCTCGAGTATATCAAAAATAGCGGCAAGCAGGGCGGGCGCTTTTACGACAAGGCCGGCGATCTGGCGGGCAATGCGCGCGTTGCGCTTCCCAAAGCCATCGCCGCCGTAGACGAGCAGATAGCGCGCCTGAAGGAGGTCCCCGGCGGAGGAGAAGGGTTGGCCGACCTCGAAGCGCTGCGCAAGGGGCTGGAGCGCGAAGGCGGTTTTTCGGTGCAGGGCGTGCGCGACATGCGAACCGAAATGTTCGTTGCTCCGGAATTGCGCGGGAGCCCGGCGGAACGTCGCCTGAAGCAGGTTGTCGACGCCGCAGCAGAGGATATTCGGGATGGCCTTCGTGACCAAGGACTTGAGGAGGCCGCAGAGGCGTTTCAGGCGGCCGATCAGTATTGGCAGACCCGGCTGGAAACCATCGACAAGTTCATCCGCCCGATCATCGGCAAGGACGATGTAAGCAAGGGCGGCGAGGATATTTTCAAGGCGATTAACGCAGCCGCATCGGGCAATGCCGAGCGGTTGCATCGCTTCATGTCCGTGCTGCCCGAGGAAGATGCGAACCTCGTCCGCGCCACCCTGATCAATCGGCTTGGGCTAGCCAAGAAGGGCGGCCAGAACGCTGACGTTGACGCCTTCTCGCTGGAAACATTCCTGTCCAACTGGGCGGAACTTGAGCCGCGCGCCAAAACAATTCTCTTTGGCGCTGAGGCGCGCGACGCGCTCCAGAAGCTGGCCATGGTTGCCGAGCAATCGCGCAACGCTTCGGCCTACGCCAATAAGTCTCAGACGGCGGGCGGGGTCATCGGGCAAAGCGTTTTGACGGGCGGCGCAGGCCTTCTCGGGCTCAAGACGCTCGGCACGATGCTCGCCACCCAATATGGCGCCGGGAAAATGCTAGCCTCGCCGCGCTTCGCGCGCTGGCTCGCGTCCGCCCCGAAGAAGCCGAATCCTGCCGCAACCCGCGCGCATATCGGACGCCTCGCCGCGATCGGCGCGGCCGAACCGACCATCGATAATGAAGTCCTCCTTTTGCAGAATCGGCTGATGGAAGCATTCAGCGCCCAGCCGCTCGCGGCAGAGGAGGGCGGACAATGACCGATCACGGCCATCGGTCGGTAAAAAACCAGAGAAGCCCTGGCAGATACCACCACAAGAACAGCGCCTGCGCTGCCCGCTTCGCGACTTTCGGCATGGGCCGGAAGCTATCCGACCACGCCAACAATAGCAATTCCCGAGGCGCGAAATGACCCTTCTATCCGCAATGATAAACCCCTTCCCGCTGATCCTCAATCTGTCGGGGACCGGGCTCAACGACGGCGATGTCTATATCGGTGTCGCGGGGCAAGATCCAATCACGAATCCGGTCACGGTATATTGGGACGCAGGGGCCACGATTCCCGCGTCGCAGCCGCTCAGCACGACCGGCGGCTATGTCTATCGCGCGGGCACACCTACCAACGTCTATGTGCCATCCTATTACTCGGTGAAGGTTCTCGATAAGAACGGCGCTACGGTCTATTATGAGGCG